GAGAAACTAAAAAACAAGCTAAGGAGCAATGCAAACAAGCATTAACAGAATACTTAGACGAAAAGCACAAGAGAGGGTTTTCATATTCTATGAATAGATTTCCTTTTAAATTTAAAATTGTGGAACTTGGTTAAGGATCAGAGACTTGGGGGCAATCATGCCCCCAATTAAATCCAGGAGAATAAAAAATGGAGAATAACTTATATAGAATGATCAAGCTGCTAGAGCTGCAACTTGTTAAAACGGACCTGGCTGATGCCTGGTTAAGAAGGATTTGGCAAGATAAGATTAATGCTTTAATGCTCAAGGTCACAAGGCTGCCGAGATAAGCCAATTAAAAAAGGGGGCGCAATGCCCCCTTCTTATTTTATGATCGTAATTTTTCTAATAGTTTACTAACAGCCTTCTCATTCTTACCACCTACATTCCATTCGTAAATGTCATTAAGTTCTGAACCTTCATCACCTAAATAGTTTTTACCATTCTTCCAATTGTAAAGAGTGGCAATAGTACCATCAGCAAATTCAAAAGCCCATTCAACATCAGTTTTATAATTGTCACATAAATCTGGGTTAGGTGGACCGAATGCCTTCAGTAATTGTTCATAACTAGCTTTAATATAACCTTGTAAGCTAGTGCCATATATATTTTCAGTTGCTTCCATTTTAACTCCCTTGTTAAATTAATAGTTGACTATAAGAATTATCCCATGTAGTGTCAACATATAATTAAACATAAGGAGTGATTATGCCTAATTGGACTTATAACAATCTACAGTTTATTGGTAAAACTGAAGAGAGTGTTAAACAACTAAAAGATTTATTGAAATCAGATGAAAGTGATTTTGATTTTAATAATATAATTCCAATGCCTAAACATATTTTTCAAGGTAATCTTGGACAAGAGGAACGAGAAAAACATGGTAAGGATAATTGGTACGATTGGAGTATCATGAATTGGGGTACAAAGTGGAATGCTTGTGATGTTACTGTAGAACAAAACGAAAATGTTTTGAACTATACTTTTGATACAGCATGGGACGCACCGAGAGAAATTGTCCGAGCACTTGAGCACATGAAAGAAACAATTCTAAAAGATATTAGTATTGATTGGAATTGTACTCATGAAGACGGAGACGAAGAAGAAACTTTATTGGTGGTTGATGATGAGTAAACCCCTTGGTCAAATGTCCACGCAAGAATTAAAACTTGCGTGGGGCGAACGTGCTAAAGATTTTCTAATTGGTAGAAAAATAATTGATGTTTACTATCACTCAGAAAAAGAAAACGAAGAGATCTTTGGAGACATGGATCAAAGAACTAATATCAGAATAGTATTTGATAATGGTCATTGGATCACAGCCTCTCAAGATGATGAAGGAAACGGAAGTGGAGTTATCTTTACTACGGATCCTAAACTTTCAGTTATCCCCTCTATATAGAGGGGCACTCCCGAAGCTACCTGGTTTACATTCCCAGGTAGCTGAACGACAATTTTCGGAGATGTAAGTCGTTAACCTAAACTCTATCGTTTTATGTGTTTCGATCTCAAAAACACATGCAGCTCAGCCAATTAAAATTTATTAATGCTCAAGGTCTCAAGGACCAGGGCACAAGCAGCTTCTAAGCAGCTCAAGGTCTCAAGAATTTTTTTTAATTATTTAGTTGACATTACTCCCATGATATCTTATACAATAGATAGGGTCAAATAACGTTAGCCACATGTCCGACTGAACAAGCCGAATTGTGGGGGTAGCGGCAAAGTCGGGAATTCCCACGCCTACCACCGAGTTTTGGCCCTAACATAGGAGTGAATATGAATATAAAAGAAGCGAAGGCAATTGTAGGAGGATTA